TTAAGGTCTTACCTAAGATAAAATCTCTGAACTTTTTTGTGGAATCAAAATCTAAGTAACTTGGCATTATTTTCTTTTATCTATAAATAGGTATGAACGAGAAATATTAAAGAGTTAAGTAGTCTTTAGCGTCGGAATTTCTTAATACATCTTTCCAAACACCCTGACTTCTCATTATTTCATTTGTTAGTTGGTCACCAATATTCGGTACGGTAACGTTTAAATTAACATTTTTTGTAGTTTGTGTGGGTTGTTGATTTGTTGTCTGTGTCTGTGTTGATTGTCCACCAAAATACTTATTAAATTCTTCGGTAATTTTATTCTTAAGCTTTTCACCTTTATCTCCTAAATATTCCGCAGCGGCACTAACCAAAGGGTTATCGTTTAAGAATTTATTAACTAAATTTTGAGCACCTTCAATACCTGATTTAATTAAATCTGGATTATTTTTAAATGTTTCATCCGCAAACTTGGAAACATTATCTAACGCCATTTGTGTTATATTGTCAAGACCTCCACTACCATTTATACCGTCTCTACCGATTCTTGTTAGATTCCTTAATTGCATTTGTACTAATGCGGCAACATCTCTTTGGATGTTTTCAACATTGTCTAATTGGTCTCTAGCAATGTCCTCTACACTCATTTGTTTAAACTGTTCTCTGTTTTGTAATAAAGCATCGATAGTTGTTTGACCTAAATCTTCTATCGCTTTACCTTGTGTATCGATACCTAATTTTTTCTGTAAACTTTCAGGAACATCAATAATCATTTTACCACCCTCCATTCTTGAAAGGTTAGTTAGGAATTCTTGATCTTCAGGTTTTAAATTTAACCCCTTACCCATTAATGCAGTACTTGCTGCTAATCTTTCTTGAGACGCTATTGCAGTTCTTGTAAGTTCCTTATAATCAATACCAAGAGTTTTAGCCATCTCTCTTGCTCTTCTCAAGTTAACTCCCGATATTTCAAATCTACCTTGTTCACTATTATATGTTGCTAAACTACCTGCCGCCTCAATTAATGCATCTTGTAAACCTTCAACGTTATTTGTTGCCATATACATCAACTTAAGTGGGTCGTTAAAATCACCAATTGCACCACCTAATACTTGTAAATTTGCAGATAACTCTATTGCTTTATCGGGGTCCATAACGTTTTCCGCAATTTTAAATGCTTCACCCATACTAAGTCTAAATTCAGTTGCCTTCCTTGACATCTCTGCCAATCCCTGTATACCATTTTTAAAACCAAACTCATTTAGTTTTTCAATATTTGTTCTTAAATCTTGTGTTGTTTTTTTACCTGAAAGTCCTAATTCTATTGAAGCCTTTCCCGCCTTTTCAATTGCTCTCGTGGTATCACCGGCACCAACACCAATTTTTTCAAACTGTGATATTGCCTCTCCCATGTCTTTTATGTTACCAATAAATGCTCTTGAGGTGGCAAACGTACTTTCAATTGTTTTTTGTGAGATTAAATTAAAACGACCGGATTCCTCCATGATTTTTTGAATCATCTCTTTTACGTTTGTCATACCGTAACCGAATCTAATGCCGGCCGCGGTTGAGTCTACGATATCGTCTCTTAATGATTTTGATAAATCTCCAGCAATACCAATATTTTCATTGATATCCGTTCTAAGTTGTGATTCTCTCTTTACTTGATTTAAAATTTGATCTCCAGCAACACCAATCATTCCAAACAATGATTTTATACTAAGACCGCCTTTTTGTACAACTTCTAATAAATTTCCAACTCTAACAATTTCATCACTAGAAAATTGTGATATTTGTTCTGAACTAAAGGCAGAAATTGAAGAGTTTAACGCTCCCGCAATTGAACCTGTCACACCCGCACCAGATGATGTAGATATTGGATTTCGTCTATTATTATTTTGACCATTTAAAGATTTTAAAGCGGTTTGCATTTCAGATTTAAATTTATCTGAACTCATGGTGGCTTTGATTTTCTCTAATTCACCGATTGGGTCACCACTTTTAAGTGCTTCTAATATTCCTGACATAACTATAAATAGATTATTGTTTGTTTTCTATTTCAATTATGTAGTTAACATAGTATCTTCTTAGATAAATTGGCATAGTGAGTAATTCACTATAATTGAAACCTTTTTTAATTAAATATAAAAACTCATCAAGCTGAGTTTTCCTATATTCCATAGAAAGGGCGAAAAAACTCAACCCCGAATCCGATATTAACTTGGATTGTGTCTCCTGACGGGGTGGTTGTTGTTTGGACTAAATCTAATCCGGGTTTGTTATCTCTTACGAATTTTTGAAAATCTTGTGAATCTTTAATTGGTAATGTTTCAATGAAATTTCTAATATTCATTTGATCTTTATTACCTTGTACTGATTTAATCATCATTTCAAGTCTTTTTGTAACAATAGGTGCAACACCAATACCGTTCCAACTAACCTTAATTTGTTCTAAATCGTTTTCTTGTTTTTGTGTTAAGAATTTAAAAGTAACTCCCACTTTAGATTTTTCCATGAAATAAGAATACTCCCCGTTTGAATCTTCAGGTAAATTAAAATCTTTAATTTTTAATGTTGATAAGTCTATTTCAAATGTAAATGGTTCTCCCGTTTTTGGGTCATTTGCCGTGATTTTATATTCAGAACCAAATGCGGTATTTCTCAAAAATATAAGAATTGCTTGTCTATCTTCATCAACAATATCGTCGACATTAATGTCCTTATCTAATATTTTTCTTTTTAATAATTCGTCAACAACCGTATTAGTTGCCACTAAATTCGGTGATGATAAGATATTCTCATCGGCGGCGGTAAGATATGCCACTCGTAATGATTTCTTTTTATTTTGGTAATGAATTCCTTTACTTGGTAATTCAACCACGTCGTATGCGATTGTTGGGTCTATTCTAAATTCTTCCATAGGTATAATTTAACTAATAACTATACCAAAGTAAAGTTTATATAAAAAATAAAGGAGTGTCGTCGAAACAACACCCCAATATAAGCAGATTATTTTTATTATAAGATTAGTAAACTTGAATACATCTATCCATTCTTAAAGAACATGTGATAGAGGCTAAATCATCTCTTGAGTAGTCTAATTCATTGAAGTTCAAGTCAGTAATAAACGCTCCTTGAATAATCCATTTTTCAACTACAACACCTGTTGGGTCAAGCATTTCTAATTCAATATCTTTTTTATATCCAGCAGCATAACCCATTCTACCTGTAACTGATTCCGCATGTAAACGGAACCACTCCATTAAAGCTTGAGACGCTGAAGGACCAATTGGGTCTTTAAATGTCATTCTAATTTCATTCCACTCGAATCTACCAGCAACATATGTTGAGGTGTTCAAGAAAGGAATCGCAACTGAGTTAATTTTTGCTGAAGGTCTAGCCGCCGATGTTACATACCATTCATTAATACCCAAAGATGATGGGAATCTAACGATAAATCGGTTTACTCTTTTCGGTTCGTATGGAACCGGCATTTTCATTAATAAATCTGCCATTTTGTATTTGTTAAGTTTTTTAGTTATTTTTACCTTCTAATAAATATACCTCAAATGGAAATAATTTTTTTTAAGATTATATATCAGAAATAGTTGTTTTTATCAATAATTTTTCGTAGTTTTTTACAAGCCCCAGTATTACCAGTTCCAGTATAAAATTTCTCTAATTATCTATCATTAAATATAAATACTAGTTTAACTAGTTCTAGTATACTGGATTGGGTATAATTGTATAAAAATTATAAAATATGTTTCCACGTGGAACATCTAAGAAATAAGAAAGGGTTCCACAACGGGAACCCTTATCTATTTTATATCTCCCTTTAGATTAGATATTTTCAAATGAAGCTCCTGTTGGAGTAATGATGAACTCTACATCAATAAATTCAAGAGAACGAGTTGGTTTGATATAAATCTTACCTCTCAATGTATTAGCGTCAATGTCCTCAGGATCACTTGATACCGATACACGGAACTCATAAAGACCTCTTTCCTTCTTAATTGATTCCAAAATTGGGTTTACCAATCTTAAGAACTCATTTCTAACCTGTTCGTCATTTTGTTCAAATAACAATCTAACAGCAACCGCAGAAATTAATTTTCTTGCTCTTAAAAGTAATCTTCTTACGTTGATTCTATCAAGTGCCGATTCTTTAACTTGTAAGGTTTTGTTACCCCAAATAATTGTACCTGTATCAGAGAATGTTGCAATTGGGTTTATTCTGTTTTTGTAAAGGTTATCTCTTTCATCAAGTGTTAATTTCTTAAACGCTTTGATTGAGTTAACAATACCTCTTGAGTAACCCGCCACCGCGAACCAAGGATATGATACATTATCTGTCAATGCAATGTTTCTTACAACCTCCGCAGTTGGTGGGATGTAAAGTTGTGTGGCATTGTCAGTGTCTCTTACTTGAATCCAAGGCCAATATGTTGCTGAATAGTTAGAATCTAATCCTAAGTTATCAACTTCTTCAGAAATGTCGTCTGCCGATGTAATAAATTCAGGACCCGGAGCGTTCATGATATATAACGAATCCGCTCTTTCGTTTTCTACCATATCAATTGCTTGATTTACTAGTGAACTGTGATTTAAGAAATCGATACCAGGAGTTGCAAATACATTAATATCAACAGCTTCAGGGTTTGCAAATGTCTCAATACCTTGTAAATAAGAGTAGTAATCAGAATTAGCAACATCAACATTAAACACACCACCATTGTCTTGGTTGTTAAGTGTATATGTAGATTTACCAAAAATGTTAGCATCTCCGAATGTTCTTACGTTTCTATAGATGTCCCATCCATCAAAACCACCACATACCGCAAATGTAAATTTACGATTTGCTAATGTTGTAAGTTTATTACCTGTTCCTGATTGACCCTCTAAATCATATGGAGTTGTTTTAAACGCATATCCTGAGTTTGTTGCCCCTGTGATAGTTGATGCATTTGATGATAAGTGGAAACCGTGTGTTACACCATTTGCACCTAAACCCTTATATTTCAATAAATCTCTGTCAAAACCAATTTTAGAAGAAAGACCTAATGATACTTTTCTAATTTTATCACCACCTTCAATATTTTCAGAACCATCTGCGTCGTATGTTACAACATCACCAGCGTCATAGTAATCTGTTTTATATAAAACATCACCTAATTGTGAACCAGAACCAAAACTTGAATTAGTTGTAAATCCTTTGAACCCTGATGGGAAAGCATCTGTTGGGTGACTACTTGCCATTGACAACATTATATACTTTGAACGTAATTCATATTCACCATCTGATGTACCCACTTTTCTAGCAACATAACCTGGTAAATCAGGATTCATTGAACATCTTGAATATTTCTCAAGAACTACTTGATTGTCATCTGTATCGTTAAAATCACGTACAATTAAATCAAATTCACCCGTTTCAAGATTAATATTTTGAACTGTTATTTTAACTTGGAAGTTAGCGGCTTCACCGTCTGATATCGTAATAACATCAAACAAATCTGAAACGTTACCACCACGTACTTCTGAAACTACAGTTGGTGACAATGTCGTATCCCAAGATTTTATAAAGTTATCACCATCACTTTCATAAGCTTCGGTTAAACTTAAACCTCTTACATATCCTCTTTGGAACGCCTCTTTTAATAATTTTGGATAAACTTCATGAACATAAAGAGGAAATTCGGTTCTACTCTTATCAAATACACTTGTACCTAATACTTTTGTGATGTATTTTGTGGAAGTTGTATCTAAAGAACAAGTGTAAGATTTAGCACCCGTCGAACCCGTAACATTAATAATAAATTCACCTAATGGATTAATTTCAATGTTATCAACATCTTCAGTTATTGAGAAATAACCGTTTGTTGTAATTTCATGTGACAATGTGTTTCCACTATAACCACCTCTTGATCTCAAACCAGCAACAACTACGTTATCATAATCTGAGTTTAAACTAGCGTTATATGTGTATTTTGTTACATCAAATCTAGTTGTCCCACTATTGTAAATAAATTTATATGAATAAACTTCATCATTATTACTTGACACTAACGTATTGTACCATTCTTTTCCATTTACATTAACGTCATATA